TACTCAGCAGTAGGCAATCGCAATAACGTTGCCCATCGTGCAGGACTGCGTTTTCTGGAGATGCTAGCCGATCAGCCTGATCTAATTACCCAACCCGCTAACATACAGCAGCAGAAGTTGATCGAGCTCCACGGTCCGAGAAGCATAGGGTACTCTACGCTACTAGCACGATCACACGATGTCATTCCACTCGCCCCGCTTAACATCACCATGGACCAAGAGGCTGCAGCTCTGATAGCACTGAATGCTATCATGCCAGACCTCGCACGGCGTAGTGGTCGAGTAGCTAGGGCCTCAGGCACGGACGAGATAGTTAAAGACGTTCAGGTGTTCATCAAACTACTGAGGGATCTGAACTACAAAGATCCGTTCTCTACTAGGGAGATCAGTGCTTGGGTGAAGAGCTACTACGACAGTCAAGAGAAGGATGCTCCTGCGTGGGCAGATAGCCGTCAACAAATCGCCCAGAGCCTTGCAGCTTCACATCGTGCTCTGGGGTTGATCAAGTTCAAGATCCCAGGTGCGGGGATGGTGATGTACAGGCTGGACGAAGTAACCCAAACTCCTCCCTCAGACGTGGACGAGGAAGAGCTAGAGGTTATAGACGAAGAAGAGGACGAGAAGTTCGAGAACGGTATAGAACGAGGATAGGAGATCATACTATGCTGATCCCAGTATGCACAGGGAAGATCCATCGTGCGACGGTGACTGAGGCAAACCTTGACTATACAGGCAGCATCACCATCTGCGCCAGGCTGATGAACGCTGCTCGTATGGTCCCTTACCAACTCGTTCACATCAACTCGGTTCAGACGGCTCAGCATTGGGAGACCTATGTAATACCTGGTCGATCTAATCAGATCTGCCTAAATGGTCCTCCAGCCAGGCTATTTCAGCCAGGAGATCAGGTCATCATTCTGTCGATCAGTCTCTTACTTCCCGAAGAGGTTTCAGACCTGCTAGCTCGGGGATGGAAGCCGGTCATGGTAGACAGAAAGAACAACATACTGCCCGACATAATTGACGCAGCTTCAGGGATGGATTATGACCGCTGAAACCAAAACACCTTGGCCTCACCAGTTAGAGTTCGCCGAATGGGCTACAAAGATAGCCCGCGGAAGGTGTATCGCTGCAGACGACATGGGGCTAGGAAAGACAGGATCAGTATACCTTGCGTGGAAACAACTCAAATTCCCAATGCCCTGTATCATTCTGGCAGGTGTCAATGCTCAGGTGGCTTGGATCAACCAGGCTAAGGACTGGGGGTGTCCCAATCCTAATCGCATCTACGGGACTGCCCCTCAGCGCAAACACTTGTGGGATAAACACAAAGGTGGATTTGTTATCGTCACACGCGAATCACTCAGGAACGATATCTCCACGGGACTAGTAGACCCTCATACGTTCAGATGCGTGATCAGTGACGAGGCGCATAAGGACTCAAACAGAAAGACCAAGAACTTCCGCCAACTTAAAACCCTAGCGTTCGGGGCTACTTACATCTTCCTGACAAGCGGCTCTGCCATGCGTAAAGGGCCTCCAGGCATCTGGGGACTTCTGAACATACTGAGTTACGCCAGATACCCTAGCTACTGGAAGTTTGTAGATCAGTACTGCATTGTAGATAGGGACGGCCAATTCGGGTGGGAGATCATTGGCACGAAAGATGAAAACCTGTTCAAAGCAGATATGGCGAAGATCATGATTGCCCGCACCAAACGTGAGGTGCGTCCTAACATGCCTCCGAAGACTCGTGACCTAGATAGCAACGTTCTACAGATGAGCCTCCCACAGCGTAGGCTTTACTCGAAGATCGCTCGTGACATGATGGCAGAACTTCCCTCTAACGGCGTCTTAGTAGCCCAAAACGTCCTCACACAGCTAATCAGACTACGTCAGGTGCTGTTATGCCCCAAAATTCTTGACCCGGAGTTAGAGTATGGATCAGCAGTCGAAAGGCTCGTTGAGCTTCTCGATGACGCGACAGATCAACACATGGTCGTCTTCAGTCCGTTTACATCGGCCCTGCCTTTTATACGCCGCCGCCTCATCGAGGCAGGATTCGCCGATCGATCTATCATACAGCTCTCCGGCGGACTGTCATTTACGGAACTCATGCAACGAGTTGCTCATTTCAGGGAAGTACGTGGCATTGCTCTCTGCAGCATCCGATATGCTGAATCATTTGATCTCACACCGGCCACCTGGGGTGTGTTCGTTGGATACGAATGGGATGCATGGGACAACCTGCAGGCTGAAGATAGACTTCACCGGGGGGAAATCACAGACCCGATTAGTCTATACTACATACGGCACGAGTACGGAGTGGACTCGGAGTTGATGCTTCCCGCTCTAGACACGAAGGTGAACAATGCACTCAGCTTCCTCAACAACATCGACGCCGTCCGTCGAGCCCTAACTGCAGTTAAGTAACCGTGATGGCGTGGCAGGTTTGCGGGCCTGGGTCTTACAGCCGAATGGTCCGTCGGTTCAATTCCGACACACGCCCCCATCATTAGGGTGTAATGTGGTACTGCATCTGTATCTGGACTGTCCTGATCTTGATCGGAGTGACCAACCAGCCAGCGGACTCACATACGGACGAGGACGAACTCTGAGCCCTCTGACGTTCAAACTGCTGCGAGGCGAACGGGACAGGCTTGAGCGTAGTATGGACAACTGCATAGAAATATGGAACGATCCACTCTACAAGAGACTCCCTTGGTATGACTACGACTCTAGCCTAGCCGAGTCACGTCTTGCGCTGGCTGAGATCAACGCAGAGATAGCCCGCTGGATATTACTACCATTGCAAAAATATTTTGTGGTCGACCATCATTTGGACACTTGATTCCCCCTAGTGCTTTATGATATAATGTTGACATAAGAAAGCAACTAGGCAGCTCAGAGTTATGAATGATAACGCATATGATCTAGAAGACCCTTTTTCTGAGCGGCTACGGGCCCTATCATTCCCTGATAGAGTGGCCATTATTCGTAACTCAGATCGGGGATCATTCAGGCGATGCAGAAGGAAGTTCAATTGGTGGTACATACATCGTGACAACCTGACAGTGAAGGAGCCTCCTGGTTACTTCTGGTTCGGAACGGGCTTTCACTTTGCCTTAGAAGACTATCACGGCTACAGACAGTTCGCCAGCCCAGCCGACGCCTTCATGGCATACGTTGATGCGACCAAACGTACTCCTAGCTACCCTCCTCCCTCAGACGTGAACGAGATGGTTGAACTCGGACAATCAATGCTCAACTACTATGAGGAATGGCTTGAGTTTCGAGGCAGTCTAACAACCTTGGTAATCGATGGCGTACCTCAGGTGGAAGTCAATTTCCAAATTCCTATCCCGCTTCCTACAGAGCTTCTTAATCAATACGGTTTTGATCGTGCTGTTTATTGCGGCACTATTGATCGTGTTGTGGTAGATGAGCTAGGTCGTTTATGGCCAGGAGATTACAAGACCGCTAAACAAATCCAGACCGCTCATCTTGATACTGACCCACAGATCTCATCCTATTGTTGGGCAGCACAGCACATCTACAACATGCCTGTAGCAGGCTTCTTCTACATGCAGTTCAAGAAAGTCATCCCACACGAGCCTGCATTCCTGAAGAGTACTGGCACGTTCTCAGTAGCAAGGAATCAGGTAACTACGTACGCCTTGTACAAGAAGGCGTTAACGAACATGTACGAGTCAGCGGATAGAGCTCCGCTGCCTAACAGACAGTTCCTAGAATATCTGCAAGGCCAAGAGAATGAACGGGCTGATAGCTTCATCGGCTTCAGTACCACCGAACGAAATACAGCTCAGATCGAAGCAGAAGGAGCTAAGATCCTACAAGAGTCGGCTGAGATGTTGAATCCGGACCTGCCGCTGTATCCTAATCCCACTCGAGACTGCTCGTGGGACTGCGGATTTCGGACAGCTTGTCTGCACCTGGACAGCGGCCTTGATTGGCAACATGAGCTCGAGATGAGCACCCAAGACCGAGAAGAGGAAAACACAGCATGGCGGACGAGAATCAAGTATCCGGAGACAATCTATCTACCACCGCAACGACGACTACGGAGACTCCCGTCGCGGCGTCGCCTAGCGCTAGTCAATCCGCCCTAAGAGAAGGAGCCAACGTACGAGCAGCGGGCGGCACTCAAGTATCAACAACAGCTCCTCCTAGTACACAGGGCTCTACGTCTAAGACTCAGCCGCAGACTCAGTCAGCACCTCTCGCAACAGCGGCAATCACTCAGCCAGGAGGTACTACAGGCTCGCCTGCATTCATCATCCCTACTAAGAAGGCTCAACTGCCATACATCAAGTCGCTCTTCTACGGAGAGTATGGTGCAGGGAAGACTTACCTCTGTGGTACGAGCGTAAGCGTACCAGAGATGAACGATGTACTGATGATCAGCGCTGAAGGAGGTGACCTTACACTACACGATCCAGAAGGCATACATGACTTTGAGATGATCGACGTCGTTAAGGCCTTCGACTATAAGACAGTTGCCCGCATCTACGACTTTCTGAAGGCTCACTGCAGCCTACGTGACAACACAGACCCGGAAAGTATTGCTCGCCTGAAGAGGCTCCAGAAGATCGTCATGCCGGATATGGAAGATGATGAACGCATCAGACGATATCGTACGGTCATCCTGGATAGCCTCACCGAGACTGAAGTGTACTGCATGAATCAGCTGACGGGAGTAACAAACGAGACTAGGATGGACGAAGAGGTAACGCCTGCTGAGTGGGCACAGTATCGCCAACAGCATACGATGATCCAGCGTCTGATCCGCAACTTCCGTAATCTTCCCATGCATGTCATGTTCACAGCAGCGAGAGGGTACATTCAGGACGAACAGAAACGTCAGCTCTTTTCGCCCATGATGACAGGAAAGCTAAGCTCACTAATCCAGGGGTTTATGGATGTGGTTGGCTACCTTGTTCTTGGGCAAGCAGAAACGGACGACACGCCTGCGCCGCGGAGGTTATACGTCCGTCCCAACACTCGCTACGCAGCGAAGTGTCGGTTAACTCCCTTCCGCGGCAACTTCTTCGACAACCCAACTATGGGTGATATCCTTACCAAGACGGGCTTGCTGAAGAAGACGACTACGACGACGACGGCGCCGACTGTTGCTACAAAGGTAGCTGCAGAGTAAGTGACTAACTGACTACATCAACACCTAAAGCTAGGCCTTAACGGCGCTAGCAAGAGGAGAATAACATGACGATGAGTGGTACGTTTGAAGAAGATCGTTTCGGGATGGAGACGGAGGACTCCGGAGACACCCTGTACGTATCTATGGGAGAAGTCGACGACTCTGGCTTTAAGCCGGTACCTCGAGGTCTCTACGACGTGGCTCTGTCTCAGCTGGACTTCGGATTCAGCCAGCGCTCCAACAACCCAATGTGGACGTGGGTTTGGGAGGTAGAAGAAGGCGAGTATGCGAATCGTAAGTTCTTCTACCACACGGTCTTCAATGAGCAGGGGATGCCAAGAGTAAAGCGGACTCTTGCGAGGATCAAGACCGACGATGGCTATGAGGCAGAGCTTCTCGCTGCTCCACGTTTCTCTCCCGAGAACGTGGCCAACGAAGGGCGTCTGCTAGGAGCGCGTGCTCGTCTGAGGATTGATATTCGTAAGTACGAGGGGCAGCCTCGCAACAACGTGAGGGATGTTCTCCCTCCACAGGCCACAGGGGCTGAGTCGGGCGGCTTCGCCGGCGTCTAATCAACCACGCAACTGGAGCAGTCGAAAGGTAGCTCGGCTGCTCCTTTCTTTTACCCAGAGGTGCGAGGCACAAAACAATGACAGTAGCACACATAGCGCGTCGTGTGTATGTCCTTCACAGCGGCGGTATCGATAGCTCCACAGCACTTGCTAAGGCGATCCGTGACTCAGACACGTTTGACGAGGTCATCTCGGTCTCCGTTAACTACGGTCAGAGGCACCTGAAGGAGATTGACTACGCCAATCAGTTAGCTGCTCACCTGAGCATCGAGCGGCTTATCGTTGATATGTCCAGACCTCCTAAGAGCATGCTGACAGACTCTCATGCTGCAGTCCCTGAAATGTCATACGCAGACATCCTAGGGATGTCTCCTACTTACGTCCCGTTCAGGAATGGACAGCTGCTCTCCCGAGTCGCAGGAGTAGCTCAGGGATGGATCCTGAAAGGTACCAACGAACCTCGAGAGGCTACGATTTGGTTTGGAGCCCATGCAGAGGATGCACATAACTGGGCATATCCAGATTGTACGCCTGAGTTCATAGGTGCAATGGCCAACGCCATCTACATCGGCACGTACTTCAAAGTACGACTGGTAGCCCCTTTCATGCACTACAGTAAAAGCCAAATCGTTACTGAAGGCTTCAAGCTGAAGGTGCCATACGAGATGACGTGGTCGTGTTACAAGGGCGAGGAGTTGCATTGTGGCAAATGCCCTACATGCATTGCTCGCAAGGAAGCCTTCGTCACCGCAGCAGTCTACGACCCTACGAGGTATGCAGCATGACCCTTAATCTGACACAGGGACAGGAGCAAGAGATGACACCAGAGCAAGAGCCACTACTGCAGTTCTTCGAATACGAGCACTTGAGGGAAGATCTGCAGCCAGTCTCGCTAAGGTTCCATGACCTAGCACACGATCTTGTCAACATCCTTCCACGGAATCCAGAGCGCACCACGGCTCTACGTAAGCTGCTAGAATCGAAAGACTGTGCAGTGAGGGCGAAGCTCTATCAGTAGCCACCCACCCCACCCCACCCCACGCGGAGGAAACGTAATGTCGTTCAGCATCAGGCGCACCATTGAAATTGACATGGGCCATCGTGTACCAACACATGGCAGTAAGTGCTGGAACCTCCATGGTCACCGATACGTGATAGAAGCAGAAGTCAGGTCTATCAAACTGCAGACTAAGGGTGTTGAAACTGGGATGGTAGTAGACTTCGGATTCCTGAAGCAGTTCATGACGTCTCAGATCCATGACTTCTGTGATCATGGACTCTGTCTATGGGTGCGTGATCCTGTACTGAACATCTTCATGTCTAAGAACACGGAAGAAGCAGTCAGGACTACGTGCGACAACGAAGGATGGAGTTTCATACCTGAGCGCAAAGACATCGGCCAGTTTAAGATGCTAGTCGTTCCGTTTGTTCCAACCGCTGAGCATCTGGCGGAGTTCTGGTTCAGTCGACTTCGACTACCTATCGAGCAGCACAACTCTAACGTCAGGCTGGCTCGCCTCTATGTATGGGAGACGCCTAATAGTGTGGCAATTTTCCCTTCCCACGCCACTGTGGAGGTATCAGCCAATGCCTGAGAAGATTATGGTGTCCGAGATATTCGGTCCTACAATTCAGGGAGAGGGTGCGCTCATCGGCCAAACCAGTCACTTCATCCGATTTGCAGGATGCTCCTATCGATGCTCCTGGTGCGATAGCATGCACGCTGTGGACCCAGACATCATACACGCTACTGCCAAGAGGATGGACGAAGAAGAGATCATAGACCAAATCAACCTACTAGGCAGTAGCGACACAGCTAAGTGGGTTACTCTGAGTGGCGGTGATCCGCTACACTGGGATCTCAAGGGGCTAGTCCTAACACTGAGCAGAGACCTCCAACTGAAGGTAGCAGTAGAGACTCAGGGGGCATTCTTTAACTCCTGGCTACTCCCCTGTGATCTGGTTACTTGCTCGCCTAAGGCTCCCTCCTCTGGAATGACGAGCAGGACAGACTACGAAGTACTAGACAAGTATGCCGACTTGTACAAAAAGGTTGTTTTCAAGGTGGTTGTATTTGACGAGGCTGATCTTGAGTTCGCCAAGCACATCCACATGCGCTACGTAGGTGTGCCGTTCTATATCTCGTGTGGTACTCTAGTCTACGGTGCCGACCGCTCGGCCTTCCTCATGACACAGGACATTATGGGACGCTACAAGTGGCTTGTGGATACAGTTCTGGGAGATCCCGATCTAGTAGATGCAACGGTTCTTCCGCAGCTACACGCAATGCTCTGGGGAAACATGAAGGGGAAGTAACAACCATGGACGACTACAGAGTAACGGACGACAATAACGGCAGGATTGAATACTACGATCCCGAGATACACATCAGGTACTTGTTAGAGTACGTATACGGTCCTAACCTATCTCCAGAGGCGTACGCTAAAACTCCCAGCCGAGTACTTCGGTACTTGTTAGAGTTCAATCAGCCGTGCGATGCTACTGAGGTTCTGGGCGACCTATTCGACGGTCCGCTAGCTGAGGGCATACACGGTCTAGTCGTTCAATCTAACATCCCGTTTAGGATGATGTGCGAGCATCACCTACTCCCTGCTACAGGATCTGCCTTCCTCGGATACATCCCAGATGGGAAGGTCGTAGGCCTCTCAAAACTGGCGCGCCTGGTTGACGCAATTGCGTTAAGCAAGCCTAGTATGCAGGAGAGAATATGCGAGACGATAGCGGATACACTCAACACTCATAC